AGGTAAGTGTAAGAGGCTGATTATCAATATGCCGCCCCGACATACTAAGTCGGAATTTGCTTCTTACCTGCTGCCCGCTTGGTTCCTAGGTAAGTATCCACATAAAAAAGTAATCCAAACGTCTCATACGGCAGAGCTGTCCGTGGGGTTCGGTAGAAAGGTACGTAACCTTGTCGATCAAGAGGTCTATAGCAGACTATTTCCAGGGGTTGGCCTACAATCAGACTCTAAAGCTGCTGGAAGGTGGGCGACTAACAGTGGTGGAGACTATTTTGCTATTGGTGTGGGAGGTGCTGTCACTGGTAAAGGCGCGGATTTACTTATTATTGACGACCCGCACTCAGAGCAAGAGGCGGCGCTAGCCGAAATAAACCCAGATATCTACGATAAAGTGTACGAATGGTACACATCCGGCCCTAGGCAGCGTCTACAACCTGGTGGGGCTATTGTTATCGTGATGACACGGTGGTCAAAACGTGATTTAACAGGGCAAGTTATCAAAGCAGCCAACCTAAGAGGTGGCGAAGAGTGGGAAGTGATCGAATTTCCTGCCATTTTACCCTCTGGTAACCCACTTTGGCCTGAATTTTGGGACATGAAGGAGCTTTCAGCCCTAAGAACAGAGCTTCCTAACTCAAAATGGATGGCGCAGTACCAACAAACCCCTACTTCAGAGGTTTCTGCCATTGTCAAGCGTGAATGGTGGCAAGTTTGGGATCAAGAAGACCCGCCACACTGTGATTTTGTGCTCCAAGCGTGGGATACAGCGTTTGAAAAGACAACTAGGTCAGATTATTCCGCGTGTACAACGTGGGGAGTGTTTTATCAAGATGATCCCGATACAGGAAAGAAAGAAGCGAATATAATACTAATTAACGCATTCAGAGATAGGTTGGAGTTTCCGGCGCTTAAACGCAAAGCTCTACAACAGGTTGAAGATTTCGAACCTGATTCTATAATTATTGAGAAAAAAGCGTCAGGTGCTCCACTTATCTATGAAATGCGTGCAATGGGCATACCTGTGCAAGAATTTACCCCTGTTAAAGGGAACGATAAAATAACCAGACTCAACGCGGTGTCAGATATGTTTGCGTCTGGTAGAGTATGGGCACCGCCTACACATTGGGCGGAAGAAGTTATTGACGAAGTTGCATCATTTCCAGCAGGGGAACATGATGATTATGTTGACTCGGTATCCTTAGCATTAATGCGGTTTAGAAAAGGGGGATATCTTCGCACTACGCTGGACGAAGACGAGGAAGAACGTACTTTTAGAAGGTTCTCACCAGGATATTACTAAGGATATAAAAAATGGCTACAAATATAGATAAATCACTTAATCAAGCCCCAATAGGTATTGGAAGCGCTGACGCTATGGGCGGATTATCCATGCCGGAAAACCTAGAAGCTGACCTTGAGATTGAGATTGAAATTGAAGATCCTGAAAGCGTAACCATCGGAGTAGATGGTATGGAGATCGTCATTGACCCAGATGAGATGGACGATGAGGATTTTGCGATTAATCTTGCAGATGAACTCAGTGAGAAACAATTAACAGAAATTGTTGGTGATTTACTAGCTGATTTTGAAGAAGATTTGTCATCCCGTAAAGATTGGATACAAACTTATGTAGATGGTCTTGAGCTACTCGGTATGAAAGTAGAAGACCGTACGGAACCTTGGCCCGGTGCTTGTGGAGTTTATCACCCACTCCTATCTGAAGCGTTGGTTAAGTTCCAAGCGGAAACTATGATGGAAACCTTTCCCGCAGCTGGCCCAGTAAAGACTCAAATCATTGGTAAAGAAACCAAAGAGAACAAAGCGGCAGCCGTACGGGTACAAGCTGATATGAATTATCAACTTACCGAAAAAATGCCTGAGTATCGGCCTGAGCACGAGAGAATGTTATGGGGCTTAGGACTCTCTGGTAACGCATTTAAGAAGGTGTACTATGATCCGTCACTTAGAAGACAAGTTTCTGTGTATGTGCCGTCTGAAGACGTAGTAGTCCCTTATGGAGTATCTAGTTTAAGAAGTGCGCCACGTGTAACACACGTAATGCGTAAGACTCCTAATGAAATGCGTCGATTAATGCACGCAGGGTTCTACCGCGACATCGAGCTACCAGAACCTCAGAATACGTTTGACGAGATTGAGAAAAGTATCGCCCAGAAGATGGGCTTTCAGGCATCAGCGGATGATCGGTACAAAGTCCTTGAGATGCAAGTTGATCTTGACCTCCCAGGCTATGAAGATGTAGAAGATGGAGAAGAGACGGGCATTGCACTACCGTATGTAGTAACTATTGAGAAACAAACAGGTGAAGTCTTAGCTATTCGCCGTAACTGGAGATCAGACGATGAGACTAAACAAAAAAGAAATCATTTCGTTCACTACCCGTATATTCCAGGGTTTGGTTTTTACGCCTTTGGCCTTATTCATCTTATCGGTGCTTTTGCTAAATCTGGCACTAGTATTATTCGGCAGCTTGTTGATGCTGGTACTCTTTCCAATCTTCCTGGTGGTTTCAAAACTAGAGGTCTTAGAGTTAAGGGAGATGACACGCCGATAGCTCCTGCGGAGTTTAGAGACGTAGATGTAACTAGCGGTACGATAAAAGATAACATTATGACGCTCCCCTATAAGGAGCCAAGTCAGGTGCTGTACACGCTCCTAGGGAACATTGTAGAAGAAGGACGTAGGTTCGCATCAGCAGCAGATCTTAAGCTTAGTGATATGTCTGCTCAAGCACCTGTAGGGACAACACTAGCTATTCTAGAGAGAACCCTAAAAGTAATGAGCGCAGTACAAGCGCGTATTCATTATGCAATGAAAGAGGAGTTCAAACTTCTTAAAGGCATTATCCGTGACTACACATCTGATGAGTACTCCTACGATCCAATAGAGGGTTCACCACGTGTAAAGCGTTCGGACTATGACTTAGTTGAAGTTATTCCGGTATCAGATCCTAATGCGGCGACTATGGCGCAGAAGGTTACGCAGTACCAAGCTGTTATGCAGATGGCGCAACAAGCACCACAGTTGTACGACCTGCCATACCTACATCGACAAATGCTTGAAGTATTAGGGATAAAAAATGCCCAGAAGTTGGTACCAATGGACGATGACCAGAAACCGCGTGATCCAGTTTCAGAAAACATGGATGTCCTCAGAGGAAAGCCGGTCAGAGCGTTTATTTACCAGGATCATGAAGCGCATATCACAGTACATATGTCGGCTATGGAAGATCCGAAACTAATGGCTCTAGTAAGTCAGAGTCCTATGGCAAAACAAATGGGTGCCGCGTTAGCTGCGCACATACAAGATCATTTGGCTTTTGAATATCGCAAACAGATTGAAGAAGTCGCAGGGGTTCCATACCCAGCTCCAAACGCAGAAATGGATGAAGATACTGAAGTTGAAATCTCTAGATTAGCAGCCGCAGCAGCGCAACAACTGTTGCAGAGAAACAAAGCAGAAATGGCGCAACAAAAAGCGCAGGAAACCGCGCAAGACCCGATTGTGCAGATGCAACAACAAGAGTTGCAGATCAAAACTCAAGAAGCACAAACGAAACAACAGAAAGTCGCTCTGGATGCGTCAGAAAAGATGGATCGCTTGGAACTCGAAAAAGAACGTATCGCTTCTCAAGAGCGCATCGCGGGTATGCAAGTTGGAGCCAGGATAGCTACAGATAAAGCTAATCTGTCTGCTAAAGAACAAGAAGCCAAGCTACGTATGGGTATTGACATGGCTAGAGAAGCTTCACAAGAAGATAGAGCGCAGCAACAGTTACAACTGCAACAACAGCAGCAGCGACAGAATCAACAGAATCAACAGAATCAACCACAACGAAGAAAGGAAGATGAGTGAGCAATGACCTCCTGGAGTACCTAGCAAAGAAGGTAGACGGAGAATTAAAAATATTAGAAGGTGATCTAGCATTAGGGAAATGTAAAGATTTCGCAACATACCAACACACATGCGGAATCTATAGAGGACTCTTAATAACTAAAAATATAATAACTGAAACATTAGAAAGGATGGACTACAACGATGAGTGAACTTCTTATCGGCACGAACCCCGATAACCCAGAAGAAACTACAGTACTACCTGATACTGCCGAGCAAAAAGCAAAGCAACTACCAGATCCCTCTGGATATCGCATTCTGTGCGCAATACCTGAAATAGATAAAGAGTACGACAGTGGTCTCGCTAAAGCAGACATTACGAAGCACAACGAAGAGTTACTGACTACTGTTTTATTTGTCGTGAAGATGGGGCCGGATTGTTATAAAGACAAAACCCGTTTCCCAAGTGGGCCTTGGTGTAAAGAAGGAGATTTTGTTCTCGTTCGACCACACTCTGGGTCACGTTTAAAAATTCATGGACGTGAATTCAGGATTATTAATGATGACACTGTCGAGGGGCTTGTTGAAGATCCCCGAGGCATATCTCGTGTGTAAAGGAGAGGAATATGGCAGTCGCTGAAAAAAAGGAAGTACCGCAAGAAGAGATTGATTTTGAAGTCGAAGGCGAGGAAATAGAATTTAGCGTCGAAGATGATACCCCCGAAGCAGACCGAAATCGGTCTCCAATGCCTAAAGAAATAGTTGAGGACTTAGAGAACGATGAGCTTGAAAGCTACTCTGACGGGGTAAAAGAACGTTTCAAACAGATGAAAAAGGTGTGGCATGATGAACGCCGTGCTAAAGAGTCTGCTTTACGTGAGCACCAACAAGCTATTGAGATGACCAAAAAAGCTATGGAGGAGAATAGAAAACTCCGAGAAGATGCTAAAAAAGGTCGAGAAAGCTTTATAGAAACGGCAAAACAGTCTGTTTCATACCAAGAAGAAATGGCTAAGCGTGCTTATAAAGATGCTTATGAGTCTGGCGATACAGACTCTATTATGGAAGCACAATCTAAATTATCTGAAGTAAATTTTAAGAAACAACAACTTAATAGCTATCGACCTTCTAGACAAGAAGAAGAAAATAGTGTAAATAGTATATCAACTGAAGCTGTAAAGCCTCAACTCGATTCCAAGACTATGGCGTGGCAAGAGCGCAATACTTGGTACGGTTCTGACGAAGAAATGACTGCGGCAGCCCTAGGGTTTCACCAAAAGTTAGTTCGTCAAAAGGGTCAAAGCTATGTAGGTTCAGATGATTATTGGGGGGACGTTGACACAACAATGCGCCGCCGGTTCCCAGAGTATTGGGACGAACAATCTACGGACAGGGTCGGCAAGCCTGATCGTGCAGAGAACAAACCCGCCACAGTGGTTGCTCCGGCATCCCGAAGTACATCTTCCAAACGGATAGTACTAAAGCAGTCTCAGGTGGCTATAGCTAAAAGACTTGGCTTGACATCTGAACAATACGCTAGAGAATTAAGGAGAATGGAGAACCAAAATGGCTGATAATAGTAAAGATACTAGACTTGCACGCGAATTAGAATCACGCGATACTCAGGAAAGACCTAAACAATGGAAACGTCCTGAAGTACTTCCAGAACCAAATCAAGAACCTGGGTATACATATCGTTGGGTTCGGGTTGCAATGCTAGGCCAACAAGACCCACGTAATGTCTCGTCCAAAACACGAGAAGGTTGGGAGCCTGTTCCGGCTAGCGAGCAATCACATTTACAAATGCTTGTAGACCCTAATAGTCGTTTCAAAGACAATATTGAGGTCGCGGGTTTGTTGCTCTGCAAAATGCCTAATGAGATGGTTGAACAACGTAGAGAGTACTTTGCGAAACAAAACCAATCTCAAATGGACTCTGTAGACAACAATTTTATGCGAGAGAATGACCAAAGAATGCCGCTATTTTCAGAAAAGCGTTCGACTACGTCATTTGGTAAAGGTAAATAACTTTTTTAGGAGTTTAATAAAATGGCAACAACTGCTTCCCCCTATGGGCTTCGGCCTATTAACCGGGTTGATGGTATGGCTTATGCCGGAGCAACAGATACTTTTCTGATTGATCCAGCCGGTGAAGCCACTAACATTTTCTACGGTCAAGTCGTTATCATTGGTGCTGATGGCTATCTAGCCCTCTCAACTGCTACTGGTGCTGACATTACTACTAACAATCTAGGCGGTTCTGGTGTAGGCGCTATTGGTGTTTTTGTTGGTTGCGAGTATATAAATGCTCAAGGTCAAGTAATTAACGCTCAATATTACCCATCAGGTACTACTGGTGTTGTTACTGCAAAAGTCGTTACTGACCCGTCAGTAGCATTCCAAGCTCAACTCGATGGTTCTGGTGCACAAACAGTTTTGGGTGCTAATACATTCTTTCCTGCTGTACAGAGTACCTCTACGGGTAGTACCTCAACTGGTAACTCTACAAGTGCTTTGGATGCTACTGTCCAAGCCGGTGCTGCCGCATTCCGTATTGTTGGTTTTGTTTCTACAGCTGGCGACGCTTTTACGGACGTGTTGGTTAAGTTTAACCCCAGCGCTCATTCATATTCGAATAACGTTGGACTATAAGGAGAATTGTAAATGGCTATTTCACGCGCCCAACTACTGAAGGAACTCCTTCCAGGGCTTAACGCTTTATTTGGCTTAGAGTACGCCAGATATGGTGAAGAGCACAAGGAGATTTTTGACACTGAGACTTCTGAGCGTTCATTTGAAGAAGAGACAAAGCTATCCGGCTTCGCAGCAGCACCCGTGAAGAATGAGGGTAACTCTATCGCTTACGATAATGCGCAAGAAGCTTGGACTGCACGCTATAACCACGAAACCATTTCGCTTGGCTTCTCTCTTACTGAGGAAGCTATTGAGGATAACTTGTATGACTCATTGTCATCTCGTTATACTAAAGCGTTGGCTCGTGCTATGGCATACACGAAGCAAACTAAAGCCGCTGGAATTCTTAACAATGGATTCACAGCTACTGGTGGAGATGGAGTTGCTCTATTTTCAACTGCACACCCACTAGTAAATGGTGCTACAAACAGTAATACGCCAGCTGTCCAAGCTGATCTTAACGAGACTTCTTTGGAAGCCGCCGTTATTCAAATTTCTGCATGGACAGACGAGCGTGGTCTACTGATTGCTGCTAAACCACGTAAACTAATTGTTCCACCAAACCTAATGTTTGTTGCTACCAGACTCCTAGAGACTGAAGGGCGAGTAGGCACGGCGGACAATGACATCAATGCACTTGCAAACAACGGTTCTATCCCAGAGGGTTACACAGTTAACCATTTCTTGACAGATACCGATGGTTGGTTCCTTTCAACTGACGTACCTAATGGTATGAAGCACTTCGTTCGTTCGGCTATGTCGAACTCTATGGACGGAGACTTTGATACAGGTAATGTTCGTTATAAGGCTCGTGAACGATACTCTTTCGGTTGGTCTGATCCACTCGGAATGTTCGGCTCACAAGGCGCATAACAAAGCAACAAGGGAAGGGGGGTTACAAGCCCCCCTTTTTTAACTTATACTAGGCGTACTAGGATTTATAATTACTTATATCGACTGACCTAGCAGACTTAATAGAGACGATATAAGAAGTGCTATTACACAAAAGGATTTAAAATGGCTAATACTACTTTTCAAGGCCCAGTTCGATCAGAGAACGGCTTCAAAGATATCACTGTCACTGCCAATACTGGTGTAGAGACAGAAAACTTTTCAATTACTTATGATGGCACAAATAGTGTTGTTATTTTCTCAGATCTCCCTACCGCAGATCCATCGGTTGCAGGACAACTTTACAGCGATGCAGGTGTGCTAACAGTTTCAGCTGGTTAATAGGAGATAGCTCATGCAATATGATGTAAAAGCAGCTTACCAAGCCGGTGCGGATGGCGTTATGGTCGAAGCTAGGACACGGATTAAAGGAGTTTTTTACTCTGTGTCTACAACTGGAGCTGCAATTATCTTTTATGATAATGCTTCAGCCGCTTCTGGTACCGCAGTACTTACACTGCCAGCCGACGTTGTGGGTCAACATACTGTAGGTGTTCCAGGTGAAGGTATACTATGTGACAACGGCGTTTTTGTGGATATTAACGGTGGCGCTGCTGTTACGTTGTTTCACGGATAAATACTGTGGGAACT